CTCGCATAACTTCGCGGTAGGTACTGCTGGTCAAGTCGTATTAACTGACATCACCGAAGCTCAGCCTACAATTAGAAACATAGTAGGTATTAGCGGCATTAGTGTTGGCGTATCTACTAACGGTAAGAACCTAGAGATAGGCGGAACAACTGTAGGACTAGCTAATCAGGTGGCAGTAACCCAGGCTTCGCAATTAGCCGGGATACTTGATAGCACCAAAGAATATTTCATTGATGGCATAGTAGCTATGGGATCTCAATCTATCGAGGTTCCTGCAGGTGGTCTAACACTATCCGGTTATAACTTCGATGTATCCAGGCTAACCAGCTCAGCTGCAGGTTATTCAATGTTTACCTCTCCTGTCGGCGGTAGTGGCAACCTTATATTTAAGGACTTAGCTATAGAGGTTACTGGCACAGGGTCTGAGGTTTACGACCTTACATCTGATACTGGTAACGAGGCTATGGAGATAGCGCGTGTTAACTACAATGACTGTACTTCTCTGGGTTCTCTTACTAACTACCGCCAAGGCTTTGAGTCTGGTACTGGTAGATTCGGCGGGCAACCTGAATTAACTTTAACCGGTGTATGGTCCGGTGGTTTCTTCATTGATAACTCAATAGTCAGAGTTTTGGATGATGGGGCTTATACCCTGTTTAAAGCTGGTGCAGGGTTTAGCATGGCTTCACGATTCAGAAGCAATATGAACATTGATTTACCTGCTTTAACTTCATTCCTGGACTTCTCTGCGTCTCAGTTTGTTAACCCTTCTACTCTACAGTTAGAGGGATGCATAGTTAGCCGTGATGGAGTATTTGACGCTTCAGACTCTAACTACACACCTAATGTGGCTGCTTCAGCCCTGGCTAGCAACTGGTCAAACAACAACGGCTTGCCTAATACATTTGAGGGTGGAAAATCTAATATATCTTCAGAGTCCACAACAACTATTTCAGTATCTGGAACCTTTGTTGACTTAGCGGGTACTTACACAGCTTCTGATCTACAGCACTTTGATGCACCTGCTAACGGCCAATTAAGACATATAGGCACATCTCCACAAGATTATAAGGTGGGCGGGCAGATAGTTATAGTTGGCGATTCTGGTGATGTAATAGCAATTAAGATTGTTATCTTTAGGGATGCGACGACTAGTTTCGAGGATGGCGACACGATCAGAAGGGTTATAAACAACCTTCAGGGCGGTAGAGACGTAGCTTATTATGTTCTAAGCGACAACATAACACTTGCTCAGAATGACTACGTTAAAATCCAGGTTGCTAATGATACAGACACTAGCGATGTTACTGCAGAGTTAGATTCTTACTTCACGGTGGAGAGACGCTAATGGGTCAGCCTATAAACCTACCCATAGCTAACGGCTCGTATGAATCAGAATCAACATTCATAGCTGATCTGGTGTCTATCAACCTGTATCCTAACCTGCCTCAGAATCAGGGGTTCTCACAGGAGACTTCTCTGGGCACTCCTGGCATTAAGCAGCTGGATACTACAGGGATAATCAAGCAGATTAACCGAGGCAGTCATGTTAAGAACGGGATAGCTTATGCTGTCAACGGTGATACTTTATACAGAGAAGACCGCGCCATAGATGGATTCGGTGTTGAAACCTTCTCTAACACAGCTCTGGGCACGATTACAGGTGAGGGCAGAGTATCAATGGCAGACAACGGGATTCAGCTTCTAATACTGGTTCCTGGCGGTGATGGCTTTGTGTTTAACGAGGATGCTGGTACGCCTTTTGAGCAGATAACTGATTTAGATTTCCCGGCTAATGGCAACCCACAAAGCGTGGTGTTTATATCTGGTTTCTTTATCTTCAATACAGATGAAAAGAAGCTCATAGCCTCTGCTATTAACAATGGTCTTTCATATAACGCATTAGACTTTGCATCAGCGGAATCAGATCCAGATGCTATAGAAGGAATAATTGTATCTAAGAATATACTTTATGTCCCGGGCGGCGAGACAACAGAAGCATTTCAGCCTGATCCTAATGCATCAACCGGCTTTCCTCTGACAAGAATAGAGGGCTATGTATTCGATAAGGGATTGTTCGCCCCGTTCTCATTAGTAAAAACGTCCGGGTCATTCATGATGATTGGTGGCGGCACTAACGAATCACCGGCTATCTGGCAGTTTACAGGCAATGGATTCAGTAAAGTATCTACCACTGCTATTGACAACATATTACAGCGGTTAACAGATACAGAGATATCAGAATCATTCGCGATGAACTACGCACAGAAAGGCGCTTACTTTACCCTGTTTACCTTTGGCGATAACACTTTTGGCTACGATGCTATCACTCAAAGATGGCACGAAAGGCGCTCATTCATTGATGAAGAGAAGAAGCGGTACCGGGTTAACTCCATGATTACCGCATACGGCCGGATACTGGTGTTTGATTCTATCGATGGGCGCATGGGTGAGTTAGATGTCGATACTCTGACTGAATACGATGAAGAGATACGCAGAACATTAAGCACAGCTAACTTCGGTAACAGCGGGGAAAGTATGCGGGTTTCATCCCTTGAGTTAACAATGCAGTCAGGTGTAGGCAATACAGCCCGGCCAGACCCTAAAGTAAGCATGGACTTCTCTGTTGACGGTGGTAATTCATTCTCTTTAGAGCGTGAGGCCTCTATAGGCAAGATTGGCGAATACACCAGACGGCAGATATGGCGAAAGCTTGGAAGGATGCCGCGATCAGTGATGTTCAGATTCCATATATCAGACCCGGTTAAGGTTGTGATTATCAGCGCGGTGGCGAACATAGCATGAATATAAAGCCACCTATAGCGACAGATGCCATCGTGAACAAAGAAGGGTTTATGAATAACTTCTTTAGATCATGGACGCAGCTGATTAGCAGGTTATCAATTATTGATGGGGATGGAAGCCCAGAGGGTGTGATAGAGGCCAATGTATCTAGGCAGTATCACGACTTAACAGGGACGGTGGGCAATACAATTTATATTAAACATTCTGCGGACATTCTTGGTGACAAGTCCAAAGGCTGGAGGGTTACTGGATGAGATTAGGCGGGTATTTCCCCTTAAGAACAGAGCAACAAAGGTTTGAGCTGAGAGTTAATGCGGGATTCTTTGATGACTTCGGTGGTGACTTCAGAGGTACACCAGAGGGCGGCGAGAAGTTTGGCGGCGGCGGTAAAGATGTTCAGCGCGGTATGTTTACGCCTGGTCAAGTAGTGCAGGTTGATGACCGTAGCTTTCAATCCCCTGGTACAACTGGCAGAGATATAGGCGGAGATTCAGAGTTTTTTAGAGGTAAGAGTGAATTCGAATCAACAGTAGGCCCGCTATTTTCCGGTTTAGTAGGTGCAGGTTTAGGCATCCCAGGGCTAGGCTCAGTGTTTAGAAATGCAGCCAGTGGCGGAACATTTAGAACCGATGCCCAAGGCAATAGAATTGTAGCCCCAGACGCTGGGCCAGACACAAGAGGAAATAACATTGCAAACTTTGTTAACTCACCAGAAGGACAGGCAGCACTACAAACTTTGGGAGGCGGAAACGTGGCGGTAACTATTAACCAAGCAGGGCAGCTAGTCGATAACTCTGGAGCTTTGATCAACCAGCAGGGGCAGCGTGTCGATTCATCAGGCCGCATATTAAGCGAGTCTGAGATAGCTATTCAACAGGCTTCAGGCATTCAAGATACTGCCGCAGCAGGTGCAACACAGAAGATTCTGGAAGGCCAGGAGGCATCACTAGGCTTTCTGGGTAGTGCAGCGGAAGAGGCAAGGCTAAGGGCTGAGATAGGCGCATTACGTGGCCGTGAAATATTACAGATTGGCGAAGGAAGAGGGCAAGATTTCCTAACCGGTGGTGCTAGTCGCGCTCAAGACTTCTTGTCAAGTGGTGCGGCAGATGCTCAGGGGTTCTTACAGACCCAAGCAGACTTAGGTATAGGTGGCATAGAGCAGCAGCTTGGTATCACTCAAGGCAGACTAGACCCCTTTACTCAAGCTGGCACTAGAGCATTAGGCAGCGAGGAGGCATTCTTAGGATTATCCGGACCTGAAGCACAGCAAGCAGCCTTTGCAGACTTCACAGAGTCGCCTGGTCAACAGTTCTTGAGAGAGCAGCAAGAGCAAGCATTATTAAGAGGCTCTGCGGCTATCGGTGGATTAGGTGGCGGAAGAGTTCGCGGAGCCCTGCAAGAACAAGCCTTCGGAATTGCATCAACTCGATTAGATGACCAGTTGAACCGGTTAAGCCAGTTATCAGGCAGAGGGCAACAGACAGCTGCTCAACAGGGTCAATTCGGCCAAGCGGCACAAGGCGATATAGCTAGTATTCTAGCTCAACTTGGCGGGAGACAATCAGGTGTTGCAACAGATACAGCATCCAGACAAGCGGGAGTGGCTACAGACTTAGCAAGAGGTCAGGCCGGAATAGCTACAGGAACAGCGGCTAACTTTGCTAATGTAGAGGATGCTTTAGCGGGTAGACTGGTAGGAATACAGGGCGGTCTAGGCACTCAGCAAGCGGGAGTAGCTACAGGAGCATCTACCAACTTGTCTAACCTGATATTAGGAACAGGCGAACAGCAAGCGGGCGCAGTATTAGGCCAGCAAGCGGTTAGAACTGGAGACTTAAACGAGCAGAGACGGCTACAAGCTCAACAACAGGCTCAGCAGTCACAGCAGGATGCAGCATTTAATCAGCAGTTGTTAGGATTAGGCGCTTCAATAGCCGGTCCAGCTTTAGGCAACTTCTTCAGCGGATTATTTTAGGGGATACCATGGCATTATTACCAACAAGCGCACAGGATCTAATAACTCGGCTCCCCTTTGTGGCACAGACAGGACCTGATACTAGATCACAACTTGTACAGGCTCTAACAGGTGCGATCAATCAAGGCAGAGAGCAAAAGGTAGCTCAGCAACTAGGAGCAGCCACAACAGCAGCGGTTTCAGGTACGGCCACTGATGAACAGCTAGGCTTATTGTTCCAACGTGACCCGGCGGCAGCTCTGAAAGTCTTAGAAGGTGCTGGTGCAGTATCGGCTCAAGGTCGAGACAGACTAGCCCAGACAGCTTTCAGCATCCAAGGTTTACAGCCTGATCAACAAACAGCAGCTATTCAACAAGTAGTACAGCAGATTCAGCAGAGCGGCGGTGATCCTTCAGCCTGGGTGAATATGCTACAGGGTAGTCCAGAGCAGAGAGATGAAGCGCTGCGGGGTATTCAACAGGCGTCATTGAGTGTTAAGCAGCGGGGAGAGATAGGGGAGGCTGATAGACAGTTTTCTTTAGACACGGCCAAGTTTAGATTGGATGAGCGAAATATTAGAAGCCAAATAGCTGCTAGAGGGCGCCCAACTATCCCAGCTAAGACAAGCATAGAGAAAAATCTTATAGCTGCAGGACTTAAGCCGGGAACACCCGAATTTCAAGCTCAAATATTAAGCTTTATACAAAAGCCTGTAGGAACCACTGTTACCATTGGCGACCAAAGAACTCTAGCTAAAGCAACAGAGGGTCAGTTAGCATCTGCTGGATTTGCTGACAGGATGAACAATGCGAATGCTGATCTAGGCGCTTTAAGCTCAGGTGGATTTGATCCAACAAGCCTAACGGCCAACCTATTAAAAGGTATTCCAGGGGGTAATGTTCTGTTGTCAGAAGAGGCTCAGCTTTACAATGCCGCTAAATTAGATTTCATAACAGCCATATTAAGAAAGGAATCAGGAGCCGCAATTGGCGCCGATGAAGAACGCAGAGAAGACATTAAGTTCTTCCCGCAGATTGGCGATGGAAAGAAAACAGTAGCAGCTAAGAAATTAAGAAGGGCTAGAGCATCTGAGATATTGGTTAAGCAGTCTAAGGGTGTTTATGATGTTCAATATCAAAGACCGGGCGCAGCTACAGTAGGCGCCCAACAGCCAGCACAAGTACCTGCTCAAACACGGCCTCCTGTTCAACAATTACAGGAAGCACCAGACCAAACAGGAACAGCAGCGGTATCTCCTGCTTCATCTGTGGCGCCTAGTGGCAGGGCTGGTGGTGTTCTATCTGTTGACGCGCAAGGTAACAGAGCATTTGTATTCTCTGATGGAACTTTTGAGGAGGTTCAATAGTGGCTTTCAATATAAGCACAGCTAGACCAGTTGGCGCTGGTGGTGGTGGGTTTGATGTAAGCTCATCCAGACCTGTAGACCAGCCTGCTCAACCAATACAACAGCCGGAGGTGCAAGATGCTAGTACTAGAGTGCGTAGGGATATACCTGTTACTGGAACTGGTGCTAGCGCTTTTCAGGGAATCGCCCGGGGTAAGTTCGGAATCGCTCCAGACTTGCCGCCACCAGAATCACCACTCAGAGTATTAGAACCGGCTGCAGCAATAGCGAGTGGAATAGTTGCTGAACCTGCAGCGGGAATAGCGGGAATAGTGCAGTCTGTTAACCCTTTCGCTGGTCCAGGAGCAGGAGCTAGAGCTGTAGAAGGCACTAGAGAAGCACTTACATTCCAGCCTAGAACGCCTGAAGGACAGGAAGGTTTAGAGGCAGTGGGCGAGGCATTGGGTGGAGTTACAGAAGCATTAACAGCTATCGATAACTTTGCCGGCGACTCAGTATTTGAATTTACTGGAAGCCCTGCATTAGCTGCAGCGGCTAAGGCTGCTCCTACATTGGCTATTGAACTGTTAACCCTGGGAACTGGTAGAGGCGTTAAGTCATTAGCAAGAAGCACAGGCAAAAGAATAGAAGCCGGAAAGATTCAAACTGCAATAGCTAAATCGGCGCCACAAATAGACCAGCTTAAAGAGGCTGCGAGCGCTGTTTACAAAGAGCTTGACGACTCGGGTATCACACTCAAGACTAATGCTTATAACTCGATGGTTAAGAAGATAGTCAGTGATGCTACTGATAGTGGATTCAGCCGGCGAACAGGCAGCGTGTTATTACCCAAGTCTAACGCTGTTATTAATGCACTAGAGGAAGGTGTAGAAAGCGGCGTACCTTTCACCCTAAAAGAGATAGACAGCTTAAGAAAACAGGCCGGAATAGCTGTTAAAGCAATTGATAACCCTGCTGACTCAGCGGTGTCGTCTTCGATCATTAGTTCTATCGATGACTTTTTAGACAATGCCGGTGATGCTTCATTGAACAAAGGTAATGTTCCATCTAGTGAAGTGGGTCCTAAGTACAAAGCAGCTCGGGAATTATGGGGAAGGTCTAGACGATCTGAACTGATAAATGAAGCTATCTTTAAGGCCGGCAATCAAGCATCTGGATTTGAGAACGGAATTGTTACGCAGTTTAGATCATTGCTTAACAACAAGAAGACCAGGAAGATGTTTAAGGCCGATGAGTTAAAGGCTATCAATGATGTTGTTAAAGGTGATTTCAAGCGAACCTTTGCAAAGCTTGTGGGTAAGTTTGGATTCTCAGAAGGTCATGCTACTGGATTAATTGGTGGTTCTCTCGGTGTTGCTGGTGGTGCTACTTTATTCGGTCCAGTAGGAGCTGTAGCGGTTCCTTTAATTGGCCAAGTGTCTAAGAAGCTGGCACAGAGACTTGCAGTAGATAAATCAAACTTTGCTGATCAAGTAATCAGAGCCGGCGCCAATGCCGATGATATTACCCGGGCTTACATCAGGAATACACCTAAAGCTAAGCGGAGTTCAGCAGAGTTATCAGAGCTGCTAATGCGGCCTGAAGTGTCACTGAAGACTTCAAGCAAGAATCCGCTTATAATAGACGCCATAGATACAGCTAAAGGTAACAGAGTGTTACAGGCAGTTGTAGCAGGTCAGGCAGCTAGAGAATCAGTTACAGGGGATCAAAAATAATGGCTCGTATTATAGACGCATTTTCACAGTTTTCAGATGGCGCAGGTAATCCGTTAATAAACGGTAAGATTAGATTCCTGGAATCTGGAACTAATAACACCGATAAGACCACGTTTAAAGACTCGGGTTTAACCATACCTAACACTAACCCTGTTGACTTAGACGGGGAAGGTAGGCCAGCATTTGATATATTCGGCTCAGGTGTTTATAAAGGAATTCTGTTTACTTCTGATGATGTTCAAATATCACAGGCTGACCCATTAAGCGGAAGTTTCTCAGACGGTGGTATAGCTGATTTTGTTGATGGTGATACCTATGATATTCCAGACATAGTTATAGCTAACGATAACAACTATTATCGGACGCTGAGCAATGGCAATCAGGGAAATGAGCCTTCATCAGATCCCACTAACTGGGAGTTGCTACAATTTGGAACCGTTTATAACGCGACTATCAGCTATTCAAATACTGACAGCGTTTATGGCCTTGACGGTATTCTGTATTACTCGCAGATCAATAACAACTTAAACAATACGCCTGGCACTACCAGTGATTGGCTGTCTACAGTATCAGGAAACTCTATTGTCAAGCTTCCTATTAACTTGATACCAGCAGAGGGGGCGATTGTAACGTCTCTCAATCCTCTTTTAACGGGCGATACTTATGCGAACATATACGATCTAGCACATGCTTCATCTCGGTTTACAGTGTTTGCAGACGATGGAACAACTGTAATCGATGACTCTGGTATTTTGGGACCAGTTGAGACTTATACTGTGGTCACGACATTAACGCTGACTACCAGTTTTAAATGGAATGTGGCCTATACAGATATTGAGGGTAATACATCTACATCAGATAAAACAGGGTTTGATATACCTACATTGGCAATTATTACCCCGGTAATAACATGTACTGGTACGCCTTCTGATGTGACTCGTAACCCAACGCTAACAACAAGCGCGTTCGCTTCATTCCCAGCAGGAGAAACACATTTAAATACTGATTGGCAGGTTTTGGACGGTGTTACAGTTGTGTTTGAATCACTGGCTGACACTGTTAATTTGTTGTCAATTATTGTACCTACTGGAAACCTGCTAGAGAGCACAGATTATGTCTTCCAGGCTCGACATAGATCAACACTTAATGATGTGAGTGATTTCGGTACTATTGCAGGGACCACAAAAGATACTTTTGATGTAACTCCTTTGCTCTCTACTGTTACTCCAGTTTCTAACTTCTTAACTATATATTCTCAAGATATAGACACTTTTACTAAACTACCCGACCCTAGTGTATTGCCTTCTGACCAAGCACAGGCCGTGGCTTTCAGTACTGATGATGTTTACATGACTGTAGGCCAGCAGAGTACCCCGTTTATAACCATATATAAAAGAAGTATAGGGGTTTTTACTAAGCTATCTGACCCGGCCACATTACCAGGAGGCACAGTGCGGGGCGTGGCATTCAGTACTGACGGAACTTATATGGCTGTTGCTCACACTGCGTCACCTTTTGTGACGATCTACAAACGAAGCGGCGATGTGTTTACCAAATTAACTAATCCTTCTACATTGCCACCAAGCCAAGGCAGCGGCGTGGCATTCAGCACTGATGGTACTTATATGTCAGTTGCTCATACATCATCGCCTTTTGTGACTATCTACAAACGAAGCGGTGATGTATTTACCAAATTAACTAACCCCGCGACTTTACCAACAGGAAACGCTAAAGGTGTAGCGTTCAGTACTGATGATGTTTATATGGCTGTTGGGCACGATGCAACGCCTTTTGTGACGATATATAAGCGAAGCGGCGATACTTTCACTAAATTAACGAATCCTAGCACTTTACCGGCAGGAAACGCTAAAAGTGTAGCTTTCAGTCCTGATGATGTTTACATGGCCGTTGCTCATACAACATCACCTTTTATCACGATCTACAAGAGAAGCGGCGATGTGTTTACCAAATTAACTAACCCCGGCACTTTACCGGCAGGAACCGCTCATGCAGTGTCATTTAGCGCCGATGGTTTTTACATGGCTGTTGGTCATAGCATAACCCCTTTCTTCACGATATATAAACGAAGCGGCGATGTATTCACCAAGCTCACTAACCCTGCCACACTGCCGCCAGCAGACATTCTTGGCTTGTCATTCACTCATACAGGATAACAAAATGATAGATTTCGCATATAAGGAAGGGAATAAGTTCATCTGGCCTGTTGCAATGCGCAGCAGGTTTAACGGTGTAGGCGGGTGGCATACTCTGACTGATGAGCAGAGGGCTACACATGGCTGGTATCCAATCGACTACACAGGCAACCTTTACAACCCGGCTGCAGAAGATAGACTGTTTGTATCACAGGAGCTAGATGGCGATATATTCAAGGTTGTTTATGTTGTTCGGGATCTGACTATAGATGAGCTTAGAGCTACTGCTAAAGTAGAGTGCAAGAAAATACGCCTAGAGAGAGCATTCACCGGCGCGCCTTATGATGGCAATCGATTTGGATCAGACGAAAACGACATTAACGCTATTGTCACGACTGCGATTAACATCAATACTAACTTTCTAACCATGGCAGAAGCTACCGGGGGATATTGGAAATCATACAATAATGGCAGTGTAGCAATGACACAGACTGAGTTCCTAGCAATGGCTAAAGATGTGTCTTTATTCTTGCTGAAGAACAAGCGAGGGTATCACGCCGCTAAGACTGATATAGACGCAGCGGCAGATATAGCTGCTGTTAACCTAATCGTAGAAACATACCGCACTTTTGATCCTCTGGGGGTTTAATGAAAACGCGATCGATAATCTTAGCACTACTCACATTAGTAATTTCGGGCTGCACATTAGAACAGGCAGCAATGGTTAAACAGGCAGGATGCCTTACCACTACAGAAGAAGGCAGAGCAGAGATTAGAGCTAAGCAGAAGGTTAAGACCAATATCTGCGGCGACAAACTATGATTCTCTCCCTCGAATACCCTCCAGGCTTCCTAGAGATGTCACCAGAGCTTAAAGCAGAGGTTTGCAATGGTGCTGGTGCTAAAGATGGGATTAAGGTTCCTAATACGATGTGGGGCCTTAATTGCATTGATGCATTCGACATTCACGACTATGAATATTACATGGGCGAGACTGACGCAGACAAGCGGGATGCTGATCGGCATATGCTGAGCAATTCTATCATTATCATAAACAATAAAGGCGGGCTGATGAGCTATCTCAGATGGCTTAGGGCCCTAAACTATTACGCAGCAGTAGCCAAGTTTGGCAAGAAAGCATTCTACGAGGGAAAAGAAAGCCATGGGTGATTTATCCAAGAATCTATCAAGGTCTGAGTTTAAGTGTAATTGTGGGAAGTGCGACTATGACACTGTTGACCATGAGTTAGTAATTGTTATCCAGGACATTAGGGAGTTCTTTAACAGAGCTGTGACTATCACATCTGGTAACAGGTGCCCGGCTTACAATAAGAGTGTTGGCGGTGCTAAAGGCTCTTATCATCCCAGAGGCAGAGCAGCAGACATCCAGGTTAAAGGAGTACCGGCTGAAACTGTTCATGGATACCTGATTAACAAGTATCCTGATCAATATGGCATAGGTGAATACAGCTCCTTCACTCACATAGATACCCGCTCAAACAAAGCGAGATGGTCTGTGTTATAATGTAACAATTTAAGGGGAATAAAGTATGCCGATGACATTAACCAGAAAGAAGAAGTCCAACAAAGTTATACCTAAGAGCAAGAAGAGTACAGGCCATAAGAGCGGCCACAAGAAAACCAAAAAAGGGTAAGTAGCATGTTGGGGATCCTTACAGTTATTGGTGGTGGTGCATTAATTTATGCCGGGCTAAGGAACAGAGATGGTGCTAAAGCAATCACTATAGCTGTATTGTTGCTGATGGTATTGGTCGATATCAAATTCGTTAATGATGATGAGATGTCAGCCTGGGTATCAGAAGGCAGCAGGGTATTTATGGTCAGATCTGCTGCTGAACTATGCCTAGTCTTTTTACTTCACATAAGGCCTTGCAGAGAAACCGCTATCATAATGATGCTGGCTCTTTTCTCGGTAGTCGTAAACATCATAGGATTTAGTTTTGATTTAAGAGGCATAGATCTAGACTTTGTGGTTAACCCGCTGTTGATGACAATCTTCTATGCAATGATAGCTGTTATATTCAGCAAGGGATTGTCAGATGGGATTTATAGATATATTAATAGAGTATCTATTGTACACCGCTATTGTACTGGCAATCTTAAAATTCATCGTGAAGGCTCTGGGAGATGAACGCAAAAGAGGCCGTACAAGCGACAGGGGATGTTCTAGCGACAAGCCTGACTCAAGCACAGGGAAACCACGCAGTAGCATTCACAACGATGGGAGCGGGGATAATAACAGGTAGCACAATCATTCAAGTATTAGCGGGAATAGCTTCGATAGTGGTTATAATCAAGACTGCATTAGATATCAGATTAACCATGATTAAGATTAAAAAGGAAAAGCAAGACTAGACCTGTTATACTCTAGCCTCACCTCGTTAAGAAGCCCAGTCCTCCATTCTGGGTTTTTTTTCGTCTATTATTCAGTCCTCACATCCTCCCCTCTATCCTTACACCTTAGCCCAGGCGAACCCCCATACCTCCGCTCATTCTTCCTATTCTGCGCCTCTATCTGCTCATAGGTAGCACAAGCTCGGACAGGGTTAACAGTTTTATCCTTGAGGTAGTTAAACGAATCATTCCACGACTTCTTATCGCTCATGCTGCCACCTTATGGTTAATTACATAAGCACAAGAATTGCCAGCAAGGTGATCAAGATTGATCCTGCTAACCATTCCAGCTTTCATTAGTCGCCTTATATACACTCCAGCATAAGACAAGCAAATATCCATTTTACTTGCAACGTGTGAAGCCCGGCATATTTCCATGCTATTGATAATAGAGTAAACCTTTTTGTCAACTTTACTCATGGTAAAAGAAGCCTGCTTTATCTTCTCCCCTTCTATGACTTTATCGGCATCTTTAAACGATTCGCTAATGTTGTATATATGAGCGTTTCTGCCATTTATAAGCGCGTCTTTCCTTACGACTAATCCAGCTTTAACAAACGAAAGCAAGATAGTACAAGCATGACCCTGGCTTGTTTTAGCAAATATCTTTATCTCTTTAACTCCAGACCATGGATTCTCTCTAACAGCCTTGAGAAGTCTTAGTGTGCTTTTTGTGAAATTTATAGGCGTTAATTTTACCTCTGTCTTTTTAAAAACAACCGGCTTAACACCTTTCACCTTATTAACTAAATCAATCATAATTACTCACCTTCTCCAATGCTTCAATCTCCATATCCACCTTAAGATTATCCGAGGCTAACAGTGCTGGCCTACCCTTACTCCTCTTCTCTGGATACTTAACATCTATCTCAGGCTTGCCTTGCTCATCAATTCTCTGCTGATAAGTCCGCTGCTTATATGCTGCTAAATGTGTTGCTTCCATTTCACCACCCCATCCCTTGTCTTATCATTAATGTAAATACACTAAATATAAATACTGCTGAAGCCATAGCCGCGAAACAAAATAGGCTACCCGATAAACTTAAATCCTCATCAGTTACATCCTTGCCTAAGCTAATCCAGGCTACTGCCATCAATAGAACTATAGCCAGTAGAGCTAGTGCGTAGTTTATAATCTCCCATCCATCCATGATTCACCTCTTGTGTCGTTTAAAACTCGGATGCGGCCAGCCTTCATGATCAACCAAGCAGCTTATATCTCTACAAAACCTGCTTACTTGCTTAGCATGGAATCCCATTGCCGCTGCATATTTATCCTGGCGCCCGTCAAAGTTTAGTTTTATGTATTGCTGTATGGTCATTAGTCCTCCTACCATTTAAAAGTTTTAGTATCTAAGTAAATTTGTGAATGCCTCCTTTGAGTTCCTAAATTAGTTGTATGTCCATGTATAAACTTACGAGGAACTACGCGAATAAAACATCTCCAGCAATGCTCTGTAGCTGGTGTAGCTCTATGCCAATCATCTTGTGTGAAGCTGTGCCACATCTGGGTTGATTTAATGTAAGTCTCTTTTGTTTCTTTGTTCAGGTACTCAGTGCTTGGCGTACCAGACAACCACATATACATTTTCTCGCCTGTAATGCCTGAGTTATCCTGAACCAAGTCAGCATCTCTTGGAACAAAGTCACGATGCCAGTTAGGTATTGCTGCATACTGCTTAGGCATTAGCATAGATACGCGAATATCAACCACGTATTCATCTAGTGGCAAATCTAGCATTGGATAGAGTTCTTCTAGGATGGGCTCTACTTCTGGCATTAGCTCGAGCGTTTTCTCAAATGAGCAAACCATTACTCCGCAGTGAGATTGTGTCCAATCAATATCGTGTACCATTTCATTCACCTCTGAATTATTTTTAATGTACTTCTACCAACAAAGCCCCCAGCTAAGGAGGCTACGACATGAGGTCGATTAGTTAAGTTAGAGCATAATGTAGTACCTTTTCTGGGTTATGTGAGGCTTACTGCCTAAGTGAGATACTAATATAAAAGACTAACTAGTACATTGCAATACTAATTAGTCTTTTATTTTAAACTCCTATTCTATCCTCGTGATATCTGATCTTCTCCTTCAGCTCTGCCAGCAAATCAACATAGTCCCGCTTATACATCTTCTTAATATGGCTTGTTGTCGCGAGCATGTGATCTACAAAGTCCCTCCCGTATGTGTCTATCATATGTGTGGTGTAAGACTGAGCGGCTGTGCCGTTCCTCATACCAAACCCATTGCAGCCTTTACACTGGGGCCAAATGTTTTCAGTCTCCAGGGACCAGTAAGCACTAGCCCCCTTTGGTATGTAATGCCCTCCGTCCATATCTTTGTAGTGTTTTCTAATGCCGCATGATACACAGGTGCAATACCCGTACTCATCAGCGTGGGATATACGTGCATGAAGCTGAGCGGCTTTCAAGCACTTAGATCGTGGTGTAGCTTTAGCCATTTAACCTCCTAAAACGGAATTTGGTCATCGTTAAAGTCATTAGCTTGCGGCACATTCTGATTAGGCGACTGCTGATATTGCGCCGGAGGCTGCTGTCTTTCCTGCTGGTATTGCTGTTGCTGTTGCTGTTGCTGTTGTTGCGGTGCCTGTCTTTGCTGCTGGGGAGCCTGTTGAGGAGCTTGCTGATAGTTCTGTTGAGGAGCTTGCTGTTGACCCGCATCATTCCAGAACACTTTAACATTGCCAAGTATTGGACCCTTCTCTCCTCTATCTCTCGACTCCTTTCCCAGCTCCTGAGTAATAAAGCCATTGTTGCCATACTGGTCCTGCACATCTACCTCAATAAATGTCTGGAAATCCATGTAGGTTCCTTTAGCTCCTGTAAAGAAGTATTGCTTAAGTAGCTTTAATACGTCGATTCTTCCTGATACGCCAATTTTCATTTTGATCCCTTTTCTAAGTGAGTTTTATATCTAGTTGCATAGTCGATAATCTTCGTTAATTCGTTTACCTCATCATCCTTCTTGCCTAACCTGTCTACATACTTACCCATGCTGAAACACATAGCTCCTCTGATCTCATCAGGCGTTTTAGTTCTAAAGGTTCTGTCTATATAGTCCTCGCCTCCATTCTCATAATGTTCTGGTGTAAATGATTTAATCCCCATTGCTGCATCTTCAATCATCCTAGACTGATGCAAGTTGTGCTCTCTCTGCATTCTCATCATTTCTGGATGACTTACTACGCCACCAGACGCCACCATACCTGCTGGTGATTTTGCTTCCCCTCCAATGCTGCAGAAGCCACAACCGCCTTTTTTACCTAAGCACGTCTGACATACATTCATATCTACCCCTAAAAAAAGCTTATTAGCTTATTGCTGGTTAATTCATCTGCACTCTTAAACACATGCTTCAATGCTGCTCGTATAAGGGCGTTGTAGAGTGTTTCAAACTCCTCTGGACTCATAGCAGAGTAAGAGATAGATTTAGCCTCTACCCTCACTCTACCGTCTATACCGACGAATGAATCGTGATACCCGGCCAACACTGTTAGATGGCTACGAAACACATTGAAACTCTTTTGCTCGCACTGGAACTCGTTGTGATTATCCCAGTGCTCGAAGCAGAAATTAAAGAAAGCGAACACCTTTGCATGAAACTTAGCATTGCGACTTAGTTTAATATCTACCTCGTAAACCTCCCCTGTTTTAAATCTGGTTAACTTGTCTGCTTCTAAGTCAGTAGCTGGCGATAACACCCCACCAGGGCATTTGGTAAACATGACTTTCATTGCATAGCCTGGGCAATAGCTGCATTAGCTACCCTATTAGCCGATACACATTCCAAGTCCCTTAGTGCTGATGCTAGCCATTTACCTGGATGAAGCGCTGTTATGTCATAAGGATTCATCTGTGAAACAACACAGTTATCAGCAAAGTCTAAGTCGAATCTAGTGAAGAAATACCGGGCAGTTTTAATCTGCATATGTCACCTCAATTAAAATATGTGCTTGTTAAAATATTCTCTCTAGTTTCATCAACCAGTGATTTAAACTGTTCAATACGATCATCAAGCATCTCGAACTGTTCAGACATATCAGCCTTGTTAATCCGATAAGTAAACAGCCGCATACCTTCTGGAAACTCCTCGCAATAACTAATGAAGTCTAGCCAATCTCTATCGGTAAATTTAAGGTTGCCGATACACTGCCATCTGTAAGCTGGATCCACATTGCCCCGCTTAACATTGGCATAGTGAACAGAGGCGATAACAGACTTAATCTCAATGGCTCCATCATCAACCATCCCATCAGGTGAGCAGCCGATAAACTCAGACTCCCAGAAGCCGCCGTTTGTTACCTCGCTGAAAGTTTCATCTTCATACAGCATCCGGGCTATTGGCTCCTGAGCATGGCCTCGCTGCATATGGTCATTGGTAAAGGTGCTAGCAATAGGGCTGCCGGT